GAGACCGGCCCCTACGCCCTTTGCGGCACCTTCTAGACCGTGCCCAATTGTTTTGCCGATGTCTGCAAGAACCGAGTCTTTGTTGTCTTCCTGGTGACCCTGAAGGGCTTCATCCAAAGCGTTGGCCACTCCATAAAGTGGCGTCTGCAGAGCATCGAAAACGCTGCTCAGAAAAGTCTGCTTGTGGGCAGAGTTGTACTTCTTCTTAGCTTCTGCATTCTGCTTGGCAATATCTTTCAAAGTTGCCTGAGCAGGCTGAGACCAACCCGCATTTGCCATAATCATCGCGGCAGTATTCTTGATACTATCAGCATTGGGGGAGTACTGGTTTTGCAGGAAGCTAAGATTTAGCGGAGTGTACTTTTGTGCCACAGTTAACCCCTCAGTAACTTACTGGTGTAAGCTTGATCTCCGAGATTTTAACCATTTGATTAAATTCATCCTTCCTGTCAGCATTCTCATAAACAACGTTGTCAATAATCCTGCCAACCATCCCTCGACGTCCTCGAAGCTTATTCAACCATTCGTAATCCTCGTCTAGGCCCATAGTAATCCACTCTTCTGGATTGAGATTTTCTCGCCTCAAATAGCTCCTAGCAATTGAGTGCGTGGGAGCTACCAGCAATTGTTTCATTAGTGCAACTTTCCTAGATACGCTTCAAGTGCGGCCATCGTAGAGTTAATGTCACCTGTTGAGTAGCGGCCGTTCTGCTTGGCAAATTGCGCCCTCAAAAGGTCTTCCATGTACTGCTGACCGACGTCAGAGTAAGTTGGCGACTTACCCATTGATGCATCGCCTGGGGTCAACTGGAATTTGCCGTTGGTGACATCCTTGTTGGATAGAACATTATTGAGCTGTTCCATCAAGTTCTTGGCTAGAATTGGCTGATCCGGGTACTGTGAAGCCAAATAGTTCTGAGCCCCAGGAAGTCCACTTGTGATTGCAGAACTTCCAGTTCCAGCACCAAAACCACTTGCTGCACCACTCAAAGAAGAGTCAGCTTTAGTCGCATCAAGTTGGTACTGGTAAAGTTTCATCATGTTGTTGAACTGCTGCTGACTTTCAGTCTGGACTCTAGAAGCATCCTGAGACTGCATCTGCTGAAGTAGCGCAGCAATTGCAGAACCCTTGGACATGTTCAAAGATTCCTGCTGACTACCATTCTGAGAGAGATAATCCGTCAGCTGGCTCATGATATCCTGAGCGGTATTCTCACCAGCCATCTTGGCGTTGTTGCCAGAATTCTGAGTGTAGTCACTTTGAGCTTCTTGCTGCTGCTGAAGTGCGGTCTGCGCGTTCTGCTGATCAGCTTCAGTCTGATTCTGAAAGTAAGCCTGGTCATCTTTCGATTGCTGAGAAGCATCCTGAGAAGCCGCCTGAACTCCGAGCCTCTTTAGTACGGCATCTTGCTGTGCCGCCTGCTGGTCATACTCACCCTGCATTTGCTGCTGGGCTTGATCGTAACGCTGATTTGTTGCGTCGTCTTCCGACTTAAATTGTTCTGTCAGGCCAGGAAGCTGTGCGAGAGTATCTTTTGCAAGAGCACCGTACATTTGACGTGCAGTATTAGCGGACTTTTCTCCACGCTTGCTATGGATCTGGGCTTCGTTTTTAAGTGCAGCAATCTGAGGATCGTACTGTGCCCCAACTTGCTGTTCAGCCATTGCTTTAAGTTGATCGTATGGCGTTGAAGCTACGCTAATCGAATTAGCGGCGTTGAAAAGTTGCTGCTGAAGCGCAGTAAAAGGGTCTACTGCACCAGTACCACTCAGGCCACTTTTTTGTGCAGCCTGAGCTTTTTGATTTACTGCCTGACGTTCAATTGCTTCAGCCAGACTTCCAGCCTGACTTGCTGGCTGACCTATACTGATGGGGAGATTGAAACCTCCCGAGCCGCCCTTCTTCTTGGTCTTCTTTTTGCCTTTTGGAGCCTGCGGGCCATACGGTACGCCGTTGATCCCAGGAATTGGAAGAGACAATTAGATCCCCAATTGAGCCGCGCGTCGACGGATTGCATCCTGTCGAGCATTGTTTTGTTCCGTAGCGAGCTGGCTCAAGAAAGACTTCTGCTGGGCTGACAAGTCGCCAAGCTGGTCAGTTTTGCCAGTTACTAGACTTTTGACTCGGGCGTTGAAATCGGTGTTGTAGTTTCCTAGCGCAGTCGCGAATACGCCTGAGTGTAGGATTCCACGCCCTGCGAAATCATTCTGTTGATCAAGTCGATCTTGGGCACCCTGACGATTGAGCGCTCTCTGACTTTCCGCATAATCCCGATTGACGATGCCCGATTGACGCGTGTAATTGGAATTGTATTCCGCCTTTGATCGGTTATAATCAGCTAGCTGCTGCTGATAGGTTGTGTCACCGGCGAGATATTTAGCTGTCGCCGAAGTTGGCTTCTTGGGCGCAGACTTCCTTTTTGTCGCCGCCTTCTTTTTGGCATTGTTCTGGTTAACCCTCTTTGTTGCTGCCGCAGCTTTAGCAGCAGCTTGGTCAACTATGGGTTGAATCGTTGTCGGTCCAACATTTGAAACTGTAGTTGGAGGAGCTCCAATAATTGGCACCGCCATTTTTTAGAGCCCCCTCAGCCGACGTCGAATGGCTTCAATTCTTGGGTCATTCCCACCGACCTGACTTTGCTGACCTACCATTTCCTTCGGTTTAATGTCGAGGCCCCAATTGGGGGGATTCATTTGGTTGGGAACTTTCTTTACAACTTCGTGATAAGGTTCTCCGGGGCCAAGCCCAGCCCCCATGTCGGGCTTACCTTGGCCATAAGTATTCCAAGATGTGTAATTCTTACCAACGGTTTTTGAGCCCCTGAGCCAATCTGTTGGGTCGTAAGTTGCCATCTACATTCCACCTCCCGACAAAACGTTAAAGTTCATTGGGTTACCACCCATTTGCCCCTTGAGTCTACGGAGAATTGCAGCTTTACGGGCTTTGGCTTGGTTATCTCGTTCGGCATAACCAAGTTGACCGGACCCTGAGACCGGGCCAATGTTCGGCATACTTCGTCCGCCACCATAGTGCTTATTTCCCGCAGCGTAGCTATTGAATTGGTTTGCCCCGGGGGGAGGGTCAGGGACTCTCTTGTTCCCAAATCGATCCACCTTAGTTCACCGCCTCTGGCGCAAGTTGCTTAGCGGCAATAAACGCTGTCAATGAGTAAAGTCTAGCAGGACCATCGGTAATATTGCCAGCGGTAATTAGGTCGACCCTGAATTGCACGACCCTGAACCTAAGACTTTTACCGAATCTGATGAATCTACGTGCGAGGCCTGCGCTTTGTGGCTGCTGAATAACAAGATCAGGAATCGTGAACAATGGGTAACCCCACGTGTTCAACTGATGCCATTGATAAGCGTGAAGCTGTGCCCATGTGACCCGATAGGCAATTGTAAATGGAAACAAAGTTCCGGTTACATCTCGACCTGTGATGCAGTCAATTCCCCAGTGCATCAATCTTTTGAACCGATGACTCAAGCCGACGTCGTAAGCTTTTGTAGTCATGGAGCAATTGATATCTACGAAGTTTGGCGTCAGTTGACCATTTTCTTCGATGACATCTTCGTAGCGATCCTGCATGATATAAAGTTTCAGGTACGCTTTCCAGGCACCGGACGAACCAAAGCCAGCCGAGTCAGTGACTTTTCCAAGAGCGCTCGCAGCAATGTAGGATTCATATCCCCGATTGAGGTCCGTATTTGTGTTGTCGAGTCGGATCGCGCGCCCAATGTATTGAATGGACTCGTCATTACTCTCATAGCGCGTCCAGGCCCGAAGTCGTAGGTGGTAGATATAAAGACGGTTGAAGAACCGGCAATATAGCCTATCTCCAACAAGTGAGAGACTTTGGGCGAACTTCCACCATTCATCAACAGTTGACGTCAACCCTTCAAAAGGTGTCGTGTGATCGTATTCAAATGGAACTTTCACCGAGACCCGAGTGAAAGTGTAGTTCGTCATTTCGTAGACTTCATCGTACTGAAGCAAAAAGATGGAGTTCTCGTAAGCTACGACACAATTGCGGCCCATAACTCCAATTGTTGTACTGACGGGCTGCAAAACCGCTTGAGCTGGACCCTGGTCATAACTTAGGACGTAAGTTTTATTGTCCTTGAAAATGACTAGATTGTCTTGATAAACGGCGAGATCATTGACGGCATCGCCGTCCCCAACATTGATGTCGAAAAAGGAAGATGACTGAAACGTTCCGAAAGTAGCCAGGTCTGAAAACCAGAGCCTAGAACTATCGGTGATGTTTCGTCGACCAGAAATCCATAGACGGTCTTTATAAACTGTTGCAGCGTAGCCCCTTGGCATGTTTGGCAGGGCTGTGACAAGACCGGAGTTGAGTGCGTAACTTTGTCCAGTGCCCAATGACGCGGTTCCACCTTCTGGGCCGGGGCAAAGGTAGATGGTATCTGAGTAGCGAATTGCGGCTTGATAGGTACCGTCTGCAATCTTTTGGATGGTGCCGTCATTGACCCCGCCGAGAAAGTAAATCCAAGCTGCAAAAGCGCCTGTGTGACAGCTGTTGAAAATGATGAATTGAACGCCCTGGTATACAAAGCTTCCAAGTAGGAGTTGGTCACTTTCAGGTGGGAGGGTACCTGTGACTTCTGTTCGTGAAATTCCATAGAGCAAGGTCCAAGGAGGTCGACTTTTGAGGCTGCCATCAAGATCGATGTCAAAGTTGACACAGTCCGTCATTTCATTGTCAGCGATCGCTGAAATGTCCGAGTAGGTGTTAACGCCCCCAGAATAGGGGCCAATTTTGAGCTCCTGGACTGCGCTTTTGGAATCAGCCACTGGTCAACATCCCCCCATCAAGGTAAGTGTCATCTTCTGGCAGAGTTGTGATGGTGGGGTAATATTCCGTCGTTGTATCTTTCTCCTGATTCTTTAGCTTCTGGACTTGGCTTGAGAATTGTCCTGCCTTGTAGGATGCCATTTGAGGATTTTCGTCGAGTTCATAAGCTTGTTGGAGACAGTACTGGACAATTGAGTTGTGATATCTTGTAGGCAGACCCAAAGCGTCAGCCAAAGTTGCAACTGTCGCCGGGAATTTAGCGTAATAAATCCTCAGCCCACCAGTGATGTTCGTGTTCGGCGTCGGAAAAAGTGTGACGGTACCGCCATAGACCATGAAAACTTCAGGCGTACCATTTCCATAGCCACCCTGCTGAACCGTAGCTTTGAAACCATCGATGTACTCATTGAACTCAGCAAAACTTAGCGACCGAAGTCGAAAGTTGTTATACATCAGACTTCGCAGAGTATCGATATCGGTCGGCATTGTGTAATCTGACTGAGCGTTCACAATGTCAGCAGTAGCAACAGTTTCTAGAAGTTGCTCATTGTCTGTTGTGACTTGGAGTTGAGCATCATTAATCCACCGGATCAAATCGTCATCTGTGATTTGAACTCCAGCGTCATCACCAAATGTACGTCTTACTCGAACCGCGACGTCCGATACGTTCAAGGTCAATCAACTCCCCGTGCTGATTTTTGATAAGGTAGGAACTTCTGTTGTTTCGGATTACAGCCTGTGCCATTTCATGCTGCTCTTGGCGGCGTTCTTGATTAATCTTCGCATTGTAGATCTCCTTGGCACTATTATAATTGTCGAGCCAAGTGAGCAAGTTACCAGAGTTATTATTCTGTCTCGACTGAAAGACGGTGGCCAAAAGGCGTTCATCGGCTTCCATTGCTGTGCAGATCAAATATGGGCGACCATTCACTGGGAAACAGACGACACGAAAAGGTTCGTCTTTTTCATTTCGGCTTCCCGGAGGAATCCACTGCAATTGCAGCTTAGGGTCAAAGTCCTGTAGGATTTCATTTACTCTTTGCTGCTTTTCTGAGATCCAAGTTTTACCGTCGTTCGACGGAAAGTAGATGTGACCGTCGTCGGTGAGATTCATGGGCTCGCTACAATCTTGGCCGTAATAGTTCCACCAGTGAGTGCAGTCGTAATGGCGACCCTCCAATAACGGGAAGTCCCAAAGTTTCCTGCCTGCTGGCTGTACATCTTTGTGATGGCACCGGTAAAGTCTGTGGCAGCAGTTACAGAGCGAATATCTGCCCAGTTTACGTTATCAATTGATCCCTGAATGACAATTGTTCCAGCCGTCAAAACTGCCGAGGAGGTAATCTGAACGCAAACAGCTAGAGCTATCTTTCCAGCGTCGTACGTGGAACCATTTGAAACGGATGAAGCGTTTGTAAGTGAAGTTACGGGAAGGTAGCCATTTACCTGAGTATCGAAATAACTCTGCACAAGTTCATTTATGCTACCTGACATTTTCCTCCGTATGAAATGTTAAAGGGGGCGGAGTGCGGGGTTTTCAAAACACCCACAATCCGCCCCCACAACCGGACGCAAAGCTAGTCTAGCTCTCCGTAATATCGCTCACAAGACCCTGAGAGTTTCGACGGTGACAACCAAGCTGACGGTAAGTGTAAAGAGTGGCGTCATAGGCATCAAAGCCAATTACGCGCTGCCACTTTGAACCGTCACGGTCCATGAAAGACCAGTCACTTTCACGGTAGTACTTGAGAGCCTTTTCGTTCAGGTAGTACATCCGGTTCGGCTGGCAATCGAGATCCGAAATTAGCGGGATCTCGCCATTGTCAGTCGTGAACTTCAGGCCCTTGAAGCCACCCTCAAATTCGGTGACGTTGGAATATTCTCGCTGCTGAACAAGCAGGTTGAAGTAACTTCGACGGACACCGAGACTTGTCGTGATTAGGGTCGTCTTTCCGCCCTGGGTACGAATGTCATCGATCTGCTTAATCATCAAAGATTCAGAAAGTGCGCGGTTCGTGCCACCGTTGGCATTTACCGTAGACTTCCACTTCGTCTCGACCGCAGGGTCAATGTTATAGAGAACACCCGTGGCAGAAACAATCTGAGACAGGCCGATTGTCTCACGGTTGATAGAACCGGTACGAACAACAAGGTCACCAGTTGCACCAGCAGCAATTGCTGCACCATCGACAACAATTGAGGCACCCGGAGTGACTGCCGTAACATTTCGAGCCGTAGCACGAAGAGTTACACCAGTCGAGTCGTAAACATCTACGACCATTCCAACTTCCATGTACTGGGTGTTGGTGGTCGGAATTGTGTTGACCGCATAGGCGCCGGAAGAAACCATCAGCGCACCGACAGAAGTTCCAAAGACCTGTCGGTTCATGTCCTTAGAAACGTCGGTCTGGAGACCTTCCATTTCCTGGTCCAGAACTGACGCAAAAGCCTGGCCGTTAGTTTTTGCGAGTTCCATGGTCTGACCCGAAAGTCGAACCGAACCGTAAAGATAGGCCAGAGAAATACGTGCCGACGCGTAACCTTGGTTCATCGCGGTCGGCAGCTGTTCCATTTCAAGTCGTGCACCAATTCCATGGTTACGCTTCACGTGAATTGGGAAAACAACGTACTTTCCACCGACGTCAGAAGTGACGCCCTCTGAAGTACTTTCGAGCCGCTTCGAAGTTACCAGCTCATTCTGGAGCTGATCCTGAATCTTCGGCTCGTAGATTTCCTTCAGAATGTTTGTAGCGGTAGTGAGGGTTGCCCCCATAAACCTCCGATTTAAGAATTAAGTTGCTGCTGAACCATTTGAGCAACAAGAGCACGCCGCTCCTTGTCACCCAACTTGGTTGGGTCAATTGCCTGAGAAGGGAGACCCGTTCCCCCACCAGAATTTCCCATCACCGTGGGGGCAAATGGGCGGGGATTCTGCTGGAGAATGTTTTGAGTCAGCTGCTGGTAAGCACTTGCCGCTTCCTCTGACGAAGCACCATTTGCCATGAGCGAAAGAAAATAGCCCTCATCGAAAGCAGGGTACTTCTGCTTTAGCTCATTGATTTCAGCGTCGAGCTTTGCGTCAGCCGCTTGAGAAGTCTCCTGCTGTTTCTGCTGAAGAATTGTCTGAGCGACCAAATCTAGGCCCTGCTGAAGCTGATCAAAACGTGGGTCCTGGAAGTTTTGGGTTTGGGCTTCTTCGCCCTCACCGTCAACTTCCTCGCCCTCGGTTTCACCTGAACCAAAACCGTGAGCTTCTTGGAGTGCATTGTAAACAGCCAGAGGGTCAGTCTGAACCATATAGGCCAACTGAGCCGCCTGCTCCAAATCTTGCGGTGAGATTCCGTTGTCAACAAAAGGCTGATAGCCCTCAAAAGCCTTGACTTGAGAATTTGCCTGCTCAATTCGCTGCTGAGCCGACTGGTCCCACTGCTGAAAATGTGGAGTCAACGTCTGGTGAAACTGTTCCGGAATTGCACTCAGAGCTTCCGTCCAAGCTGGATTCAGCCCTGGAGCTTCACCGCCACCTTCGACGGCTCCACCCTGTACTTCTCCACCCTCGATTGGAGTGCCCATCGTTCCCCTTTTCTGGCCCGTACCCCTCGCGGGGCCCTAGACCCAAATACAAGTTACTTCGGTTGCTCCAAGTCCACAACCGAAGCAGAATTACTATCACAAGCGATCGCACCATTTGCCCACATCATCGCAGCACGCAAATGTTGAACTGCAATCTTTCGTGCTTCACTCGCGGGAACATTATCAATGACCCAGTGAGCAAGGTTTGCAAAGTTCGACCGAGTCAAGTTGTGAAGTTCAGCCGTCATGTCAGTCGCAGGATGAAGACCAAAGTCATTCGTAACTTTTTCGTGCGACTGGTCCATTTACTTAGCCTCAGGCTTCTTTGCCGCACGGAGAGCAGCAAGTCGACGCTTTGCTGCATCCCGGGAAGCTGCTACAGCATCTTCCTTCTTATTCGCACCAGGATTCGCTCCCTTCCCTGGCATGAAAGGAGGCGCTTTCTTTTGTGCGGGAATCATTGCCACGGTATACTCCTTCTTTTTACTCTTCTCGTAAACTTCTTTAAGAAGACCGTTGTCCATCATGCCGTAGAAGTAGGCATGTAGTCAGCAATTGTAGTCTTGTCCTGAATTGAGCGCAGGGCAAAAACCTTGTCATTGACACAAGTAGCATCAAGTCGAGCAGTGGTGTAATAAGCTCCATTCAGCGCCTGAAGTGCAGCATCCAGAGCTGAAATGGAAGAATAGTTCACCGGAGTGTTGACGCCGCTTGTTGAGCCACCCATTGTTGCGTTGGCCTTAAGACTGTTAACGAAATCTACATCGATCTGACCAAGTTGAGTGTTAGGCATTTGGTGGGACACCTCCCGAACTTTGCGGCGGACTTCCCTGTTGCGGAGCCTGCTGACTCGGATCAGCCTGAGAATCTTGTGGAGATCCAGCAATCTGTTGCAACATTTCAGGAGAGACCTGGCCGTTTTCCATTCCCCCTGATGTTACAGCATTCTGGCCCTGCTGAGGAGCGGGCTGTCCAGGAATTGCACCCATGGCCATCATGTGCTGATTTACATGCTGCTCGAAAAGTGCCTTAGTTTCAGGCGGGAGCTGCTCATATTCTTGAGACTTGCGATAATTATTATGGGCTTGAATGTGAATCTCATGAGCATCAAAACTGTTCACGGGAACAATCAACGGTGGCTCAGTCGGATTTCCTGCCTGATCAACAAGTGGCTGACCAGTGTTCGGGTCAACAAGTCCCTGCTGGGGATCTTTCTGACCTGTCATCGGGTTTGTCGGAACAAAAGTCGAAGCAAACTGGGAAACTTGTTCCTGAGTTACAGCCGACATCCGCATATTCTCGCGAGACGCCTGCGCATAATCAACACGAATCTCCTCATACAACCTTTGTACGCCACCCATGTCCATAAGCTCCAGCCCCTTTTCAGGGGGAATGAAACCTTGCTGCATCATGTCCATGAGGAAAGCTTGCTTAGCAGACTTTGACGTCGGTAGAGCGCTACCAGCCTCGACACGAATATCCGTGTTATCCCGAAGATCTGCACCCTGAAAACTTAGGACGTTGAAACTTCCGTCCTTACCTACAACTTTTACTTGTCGCGGGGTGTCCCAATACTGCTTAACATAGCAGAGGGTTTCGTAGCCGATCTTTTCAAACGCTTCCTCGATGCCAGCGTAAGTCGTCGAAAGCATTGTTTCATCTTGTTCCTGGAGATAGTTAATCGCAGTAGCTGCGGTAACTCCAGCAGGCGCCTGACCTTTTGAAACTTGATGCTGACCAGAGATATCTTCAAAGTCCATCAGAAGTCGATCAAGATCCTGAAGAACGTAAGCGGGCAAATTTTGCATTGGAAGTGGCTGCGGGGGAGGGAAGCCGAGTTCGTACTCGACAACCTGACCCGGCTCAGTTGTAATCTTGCTGGCTACAATTGATCCCTTAGCCGACAAAAGTCGGTCGTGAGCCATGCGGTTTTTGTTCTCGGTAATCTGACCACGAGAACGATTGTACTCTCGCTGAATCGAGATCAGGTCATTGATGACACTGTCAGCGTAGAAGCGACCCGTAGGAATGTGGGGAATCTTAATGTACGGGTACTGCTGATGAAGATAAGGGTTGCCCTCAACATACTGAACAACTTTATCCCCAATAATGGTGAACATTCCACCCTTGGGCATAAATTCGACGTTGCCTGGCTTAACCCAAACTTCGTAGCACATAACCGAGTCACGCTTAAACTGGCCAGCACCGACTAGGTTCAGAAAGCTGTCGTTAAGAATGTCAGTCGACTCCATAACATTCGGAGCGATGTCCATTCCATAGTTCAGCTTAATCCACTGGGGGGAGCGGGTCTGAATCTGAATAACATACGGCTGGTCTTCGATATCTTCCTGCATCATGTCAGGAACAAACAAGTGAAATGGGGTGACATTCTCGTAGCAAAAATCCCCATCCGGAGGATTCTCCGCTGGGGCTCCAAGCATTTTAGCCATCTGAGCCATTTGTGGGTCCATAGGCTTCCACAGCTTAGACTTTTTCTTTGGGTCCCAGTAGCATTTCATGAACCCTGTACCACAAGTTAGAGTCCACAAAATTGACTGACGAAACTTTGCGCCGATTTTCTGTGAGCGGTAAATCGAGTCCCAGATTTGCTCAGCTGCCTGCGCCGCAGAAGTGTCATTATCTTCACCAGTCGACGGAACAACTGTAGCGCTAGGCTTCTGAGAAGTCAGCCGAGAAATCTCTGTACGAATGATAGGGCGAATGCGATTAATGACGGGACGAGCACGAAAGTAGGGAGCGGGAGGAATGTAAAGACGGACACCAACGCCAGACCCGCTAGAGTTCGAAACAGGTACCAGCTGTACATTCTGCTTTCCGGCATAAAATGCCAGGTTGATGTACCACTGTCGTTCAAGTTGCTGTCGAATTGTTCGGCATCGGAGGTGAGCGTCTTTCGTCCATGCGATGACTTTGTTTTCAAAATCTTTATCCTTCGACCTGGAAGCCATTTGTTCGACTTGGTCTTGAGAATAGCCATTAACGTCGGCACCGACGACTGTAGTAGAAGCCATTCACCTCCCTTTTAAATTAGTCGAGACCGAATTCGGTAGCAAAATCTACTTGGTCTTCTTGGTTAAAAGCTGTGTTGGGGTCTAGGCCGTGAGCTTTGTATTGTTCAGCCATGGCCATTGCCTGCGAAACATCATCCATCGGATTTAGTGGTTCGACGTCGTGACTTTGAGGCGACTGGCTTGTCGTCAACTGCAAGTTCTGAAACGTCATCGGATCCTTGCTCAACAGCAAGTTCGTCAGAGTCTGATTCATCTTCAATTGTCGATCCGTCGTCTCCGACAGCAGGTTCAAGTTTCTCGAATTCTGGGTCGCATTCTTCTGAATTAGATCCGTCAGAATTGTCAGGTTCGACGAGTTCTGCTTCTGGGATCTCGTCAGCAGGAACACTAGGCAAACAATCACCATTGAGGTGATCCCGAAGGAGAACCATTGCAGCATCATAAGCCTCAGCAAACTGACCGCGCTCGTCATTCGTTTCACCCAGAATGTCATTGAGACCATTTATCTGAGTATTCTTAACATTAACTTCATCAGGCGATACAAACCCAAGAAGTCGAGCAGCTTCAGAAATGCAGAAAGTACAGAAGTAAACAACCCCATACCATTCTACAGACTTACCAAAGTCCACGAACTGACGACCATCCCCACCCGGAGAAGTGCAAAGTGCACATACTCCGGGCTTTTTTATGGGACTATCCAGAATTGTGAACCTGGAGTGTGGGTTTTCTTCAGCGACCTTTAGGGCGTCGACTTTTAGGTCAGCCTTAACTTCTTCAACTTCTTCAGGCTCAGGGTCCACGCTTTGAGGCATGTGAACAATTGCCATCAGGTCAGGTGGAATTGGAGAGTTGCCGTCAATGTCATTCGACTGCTCAATTTCATTTACGACCACTGCGTGGTACTACCTTCCTCGCCCGAAGTCGAATCAGACGTGCCGACTTCACCGATCCCGACCGAGGGGTCATGTTCACTTGATACAGTGCCCACTTCCGCGCCATCTTCTGACGAAGAAACTTCCTCCGACCCATCGGAAAGTCCGCCCGCTGTTTCACCTTCCGGACGAGAGTCAACCGGGATATCTGCCTGCTGCTCGTCAGCAAAGTGCACCGTCTGATAGTTAGAAGGTACCGTGCCAGTTCGCTCCGAAACTTCCGGCTGATAACCGGGGTAATTGTTCTCGACTACAATCTCACGCGCCTCACGCTTCTCGAACTTTGCCGCACGGTCCTCAATCTGCTGGGCCGTCAGACGGTCAAGATTCTCATTCGGAGCTGCTGCACCGAGAGTGGGATTGTTCCAGATTTCGGGATCGAGGTCAGTCATTTTGATTTCTCCCTAGAGCGATGTCCGCAGTCACAATCTGATCGAACTCTATGTGCATTCTCAGCTTTGCAGACATTGTGATTGTTATTCTTGCAGTTGTCGCAGACGAAACTAGTTGTCATCATTCAGAACAACATTCCAATTTGTTTGCCTAGCCGAAAGAACCGCCGGAGTGAGATTCTTGTCAACATTCCACTCACCAAATCCGGGATTCTTTGCGGCGTTACCCCCAATTCTCGGGAGAGCTTCGGGCATTGGCTTTTGGTTAATTGGCCTTAGTTCCGGCATGAAACTGAAGAAGTACCTACATTCGTCACATGCGTGGTCATCCTTCTTGTGAATGGCATCGTACGGGTTGTTCTGCGATTGCTGTTTCTTACTCGCCCACGTTTTCCAACGGAGGCGAGTGATTTCACGAATCAGGTTAGCGCAGTTTCTGGTGATATACCAGCTTGGAGTGTTGTCTTCTCGCAGGGCTAGGTACTGGTTGACTTTCGCGACGCCCGTGGTGACGTCATTATTACCAAGTACGAAACCGATGCCCCGAATCGCATACTCAGTCTGTATCGACGTTCCTGTGACTCCTTGTTTTTGAGCGAGTGCAGGATCACAAATGTTGATGTCTGGGACTCTTCCATGGGACAAGTTTTTACGCTTGATGACCTCAGCGTGATAGTCAACGATCCGACCTGCTTCGTAATGTTCATCAAAAGTCACGACCTGATTATCTTCATCGACAGCGTGCCAATGTACCGATGTGGGGTTATTGAAACCATGGTCCAAAGACATGTAATGCTTGTAGTTGCGGCCAACAAAGTTCTTCGCGTCAATTTGGTCGATGATGTGGATTTGGGGGTTGAACGACTTGTAGACAAGTCCACCCATCTGGACGAACTTACCTTTTCCTCGGGCAAGTTTTTCATCGTCATCCAAACCGTCTAGAAAGAAGTCGATTTCTGCTTGGTCGAGGTGAGGGTTCTCAGCCATGTCAACTTCAATAACCGCGATAGAACTGTCGCCAAGAATTCCAGGCTCATAAATGTCGTCAAAGATCCAGGTCATTCCTTCGACCGGGGTCATTGTCATCCATGACGAACCTTTACGGTCAATCAATCGAGCTTTGCACTCAGTGAAGATATCTTTTGGCGGTTCTTCGTCGTAGTGAATGAAGTCACGACTTGTACCAGCGAACTTGTCTAGGTCCTGGTCGTAAGACATCAGTTCGACAAAAGAACCATTTTCCAAGTTTAGAACTCGATCTCCGGCATCGTAAGCAGAAAACCAGCTACCACCACGCAATTTGCTAGGCGGGATCCACTGCTTTAGCTGGGGGATGATGATTTTGGAGATTCCATTGATAAAGTCAACAGACACGATCCTGCCTGCAATTGGGTGAGCTGGAATCTTCCTGTAAGGATGTTCTCTAGTGAGCCACCAGATATCTTCAACAATTCCTCCAGTAGTTTTTCCGGAACGGTTACCCCCAATGTAAAGTCTGGTTCGTGCAGGTGAAGAATGAAATCGCTTTTGTTTAGGGTGTGGGACGTAGGAATTGATGTCAGGGAAACTTGCAACTCGGACAAGATTCTCACTCAGATCTGCGAAAGCATCATGGAGGCTACCAATTTTACGTTGACGTGGGGGCAAATACCTCCTTCTTCAATTTGTTCGAAAACTTTAAACTCGCAACATTTTGCGGGGGTCCCTCGCTACATGCCCTAGCCTGGCTCAACCGCGACCTCCCCTTCCCTCCTGCGTCGGTCAGTTGAGCCCACGGCAGAGTCAGCCTATTGCATTTCGCCCCCCGCAAAACAGCGAGTTCAAACTTTTCTCACACTAGACATCCCAGAAGATGTTACTTCCAGCAGCGTAAGCTACACCTGCGAGATGAATTCGATTAAAATCAGCACTTCCACCGAAGCAGCGCATTGTAGTATCTGCGACACCATCATTTGGAATAAACACCCGAGCACCCTGATAGCCCTGCAAACTCGTTGCCACGGAACTGACGGCCAAAGTCTCATGACCTAGCATGAAAGTTCCCGCAACGCGAGGTCTGATACCAATTGGTGGGGGACCAAACAATCCGTAAGAAACTCCCCGAGACATATTGCCAGCCGTGAAGCCAATGATTCCACGCCAGTAAACTCGTCCACGATTGTCGAGGGCAATTTGGAACGGATTCGCTGGGGTTGGATTCAAAGTCCAACCAGTAATCTTCATGACAGTTGTTGGGATTGTCAGCCATGGGGAAATAGCATCTTGGATAGGTCGCCAATGCCAACCCCAAGCTGCATCTTTCACAACTAGGATGTAGATTGATTTAGTGTCGGTCTTATAGAATCTGTCACCAACGTTGAATGGTCCACTTTGTGGAAGAGTGGTTCCTGAAAGTGGAGCCGGAGCTCTGGAAATCTTCTCCCAGTTGTAGTTGATCCATGTCTCATAGTCTGACATGAAATCAACTGACGTCGGTTCGTTAAGTTGATACTGGGGAGTCTGGGTGGCTCCACCCCCAATGTAATTGGCTACACTAGAGATAGCTTTGACATACTTGTAGAAAGTGTCAGTACGTAGACCGGTTTCCCGATTCGCTCGGGTGAGACTAGCGCCAGTAAAAAAAGACGCTCTCAAAGTGTTGGACAATTCTAGCTGAACACCGGCGCTCTGCCTAGTTTTGTTGGTAATGTTGGCCAGACTGCTACCGTTAAGTTCAGCTGTACCAACCGATGCCGTGAAACCTGCACCCTGCAAAGCGAGAATGACGGCGTCCCTGTTTGCTGTATCAAGTCCACCAACATAAGTTTCAGCCACGCCAGCGCTTTGGTCGGCCATGCCGTGAAAGCTGAAACAATAGTCCATTCCTGCGACGAGTTTAGTCCCTAGTGGCTCGTCATAGTTTGTGGACGTGATATGCAGGTCAGAGTTGCTGGAAGATTTAATACCTTCGAGGGAGTAATAGTTATGCCGACACGATGCAGCAACGCCTAGTGCAACTTCAGAACTTCCGGGTTCAATCGATCCACCGTGAATTGCTATAGATGCAACTTGTGACCGGTTATATTTAATCGGCAGTCGATAATCGACATTCGCAACCTCGGCAGCGGCAAGTGCAGCCCAGTTTGGAAATAGGTCAGCCATTTAGTACCACCACCAAACTTGGTCTAGTTCAACAAAGTTACCGCCACCGCCGCCGCCGAGATACTGAGCAGCCATCCTTACGAAACTGCCGGAAGTGTCGATAGTGATGTAACCACCTGCCGTGACTGAAGTTCCACCAGTCAAACCTGTAGCGCATTGGTTGATGTGTTTGCCACCAACTGGACCCAAAGTGTTTGCAGGAGATCCGGCCGAGAGAGCATTGAATTGAAACGAGCTCCCCTGAGTCCAAGGATTCGCAGAAGAGTCGAATTGGATTCCACCACTCAGCTCAACTTTGCGGATAAGGGAGTTGCTGCGCCATTTCGGTTGGAAGCTAGGACGAATTGCTCTAGGAGCCAACATCGGAATATTAGCCCATGCCGACCAAGCGGAATCGATATCGTCAGGAACTCTAGCGGCAGCACCATCCCAAACTGCAAAGCGAGAGTTACTGTCTAGATATTCCTGACCAGCCTCGGCAAGAGTGAGAGTTCCACCGTTCATCAATGGTGTCAGTCTCAAATCCAAATGATCCCAGTTGGCGTTAAGTTGAGCAACTTCGTCAACAAGAGGATCATTTGGCGTCGGTGGAATAATTTTAGTGAAGTTGAAGAAAGTCGCCACTAGGTCCCCGTAACTTCAACGTTGAAAGTGCAGCCAGTGAACTCAACTCTGTTTTCAGCAGATGGCGAACCGGGATTTGCACCGTATCTTTTGAACTGTAGCGAGCCATCAGACCCAAAGAACAGTCGTGCAATTGAAAAGTCCGCTGTCGTGTTACCAGCCCAGACGTGAAAGTACTTTGTGAGCACTGGTCTGAACTGAGTTGGAATTACTCCCGAAGGGATGACGGTAACGTTGGTGTTGAGTTCCATGTTTCCGCCAAGTTCCCAGAAGGCTCCTGACCATTCAACTTCGCCAGTTGTTCCACCTGAGTTTTGCACCAGCCTGGCACTGATATCAAAGTTAGGAGGAAAGAAGTTGTAACCCTCGCTGAAGTCCGACCCGCGTTGAGTAAATGGAGCCACGTAAGCTTTTGGGTCTTGGTACCACTGATTCGAGGCTTTAAAGTAGGTGACGAGAGAATTAGAGTACTGCCGATAGAACTTTGCTCTCGTCGTGCGAGCCTGCGACATGTCAGGGTAGGCGAGAGGAGTAAACTCCCACTCCAACAATCGGCGCACAGCTTCGTCGGCGATATCCCAGTTACGGTTTAGCTGACTTACTGGGTCAACAAACTCTGTTGGATCAGGTTTGTAGAACTTGAAGTTGGTTGAGTAAGTTCCCATGCCACCTACTTCTTAGGAACCGTGAGCTTGTCACCAACCTGAAGAAGTGCAGGATTATCCGTGATGAGCTTCTCTACGGTCTCACCGTATTCCTTTGCGATGGCGACAAGCGTGTCACCTTTAACGACCGTTATAACTTGGGTCGTCCTTCTGGGGAGCGGACCTTCTTTCATAGCCTGATCAACGTGCGACCTGAAAGTCATCACGTCAAAGAGAAGACCCTTCTTGTAACCAGGGTCCCACTTTCCAGGCTGCCATTCACCGTGGGCAATTGAAGACCTGAAACCCCAATTGTGGTACGTGTTAATTGCCGCGTTCACTCGCACGGCGGTTTCGTACAACTTTGGGTAATGTGTCGACGGATCAGAAAGTCCGTTGTACATCCACTCGAAGCCGTAGAAACGTGAATTGCCGTCAACATTTGCTTTGTGCGGAGTGAGTCGACCAGTGTAATTCTCACTGATCACGTGGCTGAGAATGTCACTGTCACCGAGACCAAAGTGGTTGACGCGGCCCCAACCGTTCAGGAGAACAAAACCATCCTGCTGAATTCCAGCGTGACAAAGTGGGCCGGGAAGATCTCCGTAACCATTCCAGAGAACATCGCGGCCAGACTTGTCGTCATTGCCGCCCGTGTGGTGGTTACCAATTCCGTTGACCGGACCCCACTCGCCCTTAGAATTGCGGTTGTGATTCTGCCAGTTGGCTCGGTTTTCACGGTGGGGGATTCCCCACTTGTCGAGCAGTGCAACAAACTGGGTTGCTGTCATTGGATTAGCCACTGTTACGAGCCTCCTGGTACCAAAGCTGGAACTGGTTGAAAGTAATTCTCTTGTCCTGATCCATTACGGCGTCCATTATTCTGTCACCGTGTGGATGGTTGTTGAAGATGTAACGCCAGGCGTTGGTGAATGCGTCAATCACTTTGACATTCCCGGGGCAAGTTTCACACCGTACCAATTGTCACGGTGGCGCACGGTCTCTTCGTAAATCTTCAGAGAGCCGTGCATAAAGTTGGCAAGGAGAAAGTCGGGAGTGTTTGAACTATTCTCCTTGCTATACTTGTTGATGAGCTGAGTCAGTTCTTTATGGAACAAACCTTCAGGGTTCGGTGCGCACTTCTCTGACTGCTCTTCGACTGTCATGTCATTTCTCATTGCGTCAGCCATTTAACTAGCTTCCTGCCTTCTTCGTGGAATCTCCAGCAGCGGTAATGGTTCTTTCTGTACTGCCAGAAGTAGTGGATATCATCGCAGGGGAAACAATACTTCTTGATTTCCGTTTGCCAAAGTAGCCACTCGAAACTTGCTTTCGAAAGCCACCAAGGCTTAATCTTCCTCAGAGTGAGCTTCATGTTTATGCTGCCACCAGTTTCTAAAAGCGTCAGCTGCCGAGTCACCAAAAGATGTGTGACCGCACTGACACTTTGCCCTGACTTCGCATTCTCCGACTGCAATATCAACTATCACGTCGTGTTGTCCGTAAAGTTGACGAAGTTCTTGAGCATCGCAATCAAGTTAGTCAAAGCAACGTTGCCACCTTTAGCACCCGTCAAAACAAGTGCTGGCTTCGTGTCATTGCCTGACGTGTTAACTGCTAGCGGACCCAACTTTGGCGAAGTGAGACCGTCGTGAATGTGGTTACCTGGACTAGCCTGATTTCGAGCCGTACCCAAAGTGTGGTGCTGACTTTTAGGTGAACTATCTGCGTCGCTCGAAGAATGGTCCAAGTTCGACTGTTGTGGACTTACCCCAGTACCTGAAGTCATGTCTTCTTGAGCGTTGTAAACTTGACCGAACTGATCCGGTGAGTTAACCGACGCCTGGCCAGTTTCAATCCCAAACTTGACTGGCTCTAGATTCTTCCCAATGCTACTCATCGTTTAGACTTTCGAGTGAGGGAATCTTAATCGTCTCAACGGTTTCTGCTGTACCTGCAATACTACGCAGACGGAAGTCTTGAGCACCACCCATCATTTGGTTCGTCAGGCCCGTACTGTAACTTTCAGCGCTAGCGATCTGTGACAAGTCCATTGCGATTTGGTGAAGCAAGACCGGGTCTTTGACGTACTTCTGGATTACCTCAATGAACGTGTGAAGTACCCGTCGAACGTCGATTTGTTCTTCTTCGTTCGGGCGGTAGCGGCCGGTGACTTCGTACATTGTTTTGACCGCAGCAATGTTACCGTTGCGAACGCCCTTGAGAAGACCTTTATGAGCTTCAGGCAAACTGTTGGCCAGCAACTTCTCAGAGCGGTCAGACAAGTACTTTGCGAACTCATCGTCAAGAAGCCACTGTGACCATTGTCGCGTCGTGATGCCCAGGTCGCGCAACTTCTTTTCATCGCTGCGTCGGTCGACCATGTCTAGCATTGTTGCAGCAGCATGCATTTGTTCAGGCGTGAACTTGTCGCCAGGGGCTGGGTAAATGATCCCCCGAGCCTTGAAACTTTTGAGCACCAACTCGTTGGCTTTGAAGTCGGCCAACAACTTTGGCGTCAAGTTGAAACGTTGGTTCAATTGTGCGTCGGTGGGGGCGTTGCCAGTTGACGCGTGAAATCTTTCGATGAAGAAGATGAGGTCTAGTTCGACGTCGGTGAGAAGTTCAGTCAACTTTGCCGCCACCCTTAACAAATGAAGAAGCAAGGTTGCTGTTAATTTCCTTGAGTCGCTTCATGGCTTCGTCGTGGGCCGTTCCGGGCACTACAAGTTCCCGAGCGATTGAAGCCATCACCATCTGAAACAAGTAGGTCATCCACAAAGTGAACGTGAAATGTCCCCCGTCGATCGCCTTCTGAAGCGCCTGCCCAGCAATTGCCAGGAAGGCTAGCAACATTACAGGCTCATTCTTAAGTTTGTTGAGAAGAAGTCTTGCCAACTTTCGCACCTGAAACCTCCAAGTAGAAACGGTTTTCAATAAGCCCGGTTCAGGGCTGGGATTTCCATGATCACACCCTAGGAGGCCTCTTCCCGAGACTCTTTGGCCCCTCTCGCTGGCTTGACCCCCTCAGTGGCACTCTAGTTCCATGTCGAGCCGCTAAGCCCTTACGTGGCTACTGGTGACCTCGTCGTTCCAGGCCGAATCCAGCAACTTTACTTGTTCCAGCGCCATTTTAATTTGCTGTGGCATGCCCCGTTGAATTCCTTCCTCGTACTTCTGAACGCTATCTGGGTGCAGACACATTCCAACCGCAAAAGCTAGTGGGCTCTGCCAGTAGCCATTTCGCCAACGTTCAAAAGTTAGGTGCTCAGCTTCTGCACCGTTACGTCGGAGAATGTGCGGTGCGAGTTCCTCAACCGTGGCGGTTCTCTTGTGGTGCTGAAAGCTGCGGTACTTGTCTTCAACACTTCTCGGGTGCACCGACAAACTCTGAGCCACCCACCTTGTTAGCTGCGGGTTGAGACTTGTGTAAGTCCCTTGTTCAGCTCGCGAAAGGTACTGCCGTGACAGGCCCAGGTTCTTAGCCAACATGTTACTCGTCATCGACTTCTCAAGTCGTGCTTCAACAATTGGGTTTGTGACGTCCCCGCTAAAACTGTTCAGACTGGTCAATGGCCTCCTTTTTACGTTAACTTGATTCTACCCGCTCGTTCTGGTTGACACTAGGTTGTGAAACTTGTGAAAAAACTTGGCGTCGCTCTAATTGCCTTTGTGGCAAGTTTCGACTTGTTCGTCGGCCTTGCCGACCCTGAAAGTTTGAAGGCCCTCTGCGAACTTCTTTCTCACTCGTTTTAGTGCCTCGGAGTTTTGGTTGACAGTCTACTTTTCTGGTGTTGGTCGATGGGAACTGAGAAGAGGAAACGCGAGTGGATTTCTAGACAACATGCCGACACACCCGTAGATTGACAGATGTCAGCAAAACATTCACCCAGGGGGACGCAATGATCACTCGAATCTTTCTCGCACTCGCGATTGCATTCGGCATGATTGCTGCGCCCACCCTGAATGTGGAGACGTCGGTTGTTACCGAGGTCGAGGTGATGTCATGGGATGAGTTCCACGCCGAAGAATTGTCTGAGGCTCTCGCGCACTTTGACCACTTGTTCAACTCGTACGAGTACAAGTTGAGCAAGAACAATCGGAGCATGATTCGACGTGACGGTGAGACGTCGTTCAAGTTCGTTGCGAAAGGCAAGTGACATGGGACGCTACCAAGTTTGGTACGGCTTCAGCATTAAGCGCTTCGATGACAAGCGACAGGCAGAGATCTTCGCCCGCGATCAGGGTGGAATTGTCATCGATGACGAGATTCGTACTGCTGGCTAATTGAGAGTGGCCGCTCTCAACCGAACAAAGGTGAAGCAAGTGATCTCAACAATCGCAGGTGTAGCAAACTGCACCGTCAGCGTTGCAGTCTTTCGCGAGGTGGGTTCATCAATCCTCGCATCAATTCCTGCATCACTTCCGTCGGACGCGTTCGACTATGCCGCGCAGGCTCAAGGCTACTTTCGATTCGCGATTCAGGACATGGACGCCACGCGAATTGAGATCGAGATCTTTCGTGGTGGCGAAACTCTCGAACTGATTCAGATCACCCGCGACTAGTCTGGTAAGCTGACAGTCCAACCCGACGCAAAGGTGGAGACCATGAACTTCAGGCTGAAAATTGTGTCCTGCGAATACCTCGATGACGTGCCGACAATTCGTCACGAGTACGCAATGAAGGACGCGATTGAGTTCGCCGAGATCGTGCAGTCCTCAATGTCGCGAATCAGCGACATGCTGAAGTTCGACACGGACTACCGCGGCACATTTCAGGTCGAACTGAAAGTGTTCGTTGACAATGAACTTCGTGCGACTCAGTACTTCCGGCGCAGCGAAAGTGAAAACAGCGTGATCACAAGTTGGCGCGTCTGCAATTACTGATCTCGTCCGAGTGAAGTGAGGGAAACCCGGGAATTTCCCGGGTTTTCTTTTGAGGCGGGCTGGAATTGCGAGTGGACTTTTGGACATCGCCCAGGAACGCCGTAATGTTGTCCATGTCGCCGCAACGCATTGCAGTGGGTTTGAGTCCCATGGATGCGTAGCCACAAAGTCGCCAACTTTGTGCCGAGTGATTGTGACCCGTCAACTTTGACGGTTTGAGAATTCAATAGTGGACGCGTGTCACATGACGTCACCTTTAGGTGATCCTTGTGTGGCTATCTTGACAAATTGTGTCTAAGCACCCGCTTAGGCGCAGCAAACATCAGGTTCGGTCACAGGAGAACCATGCGCTTACTCAAAGTTAGCGTGTTGGTTGACTGCTTCTGTGACTGTTCCTGCTACTTGCTGTGCTAGAATCACCAGTGGGAAGCAACGGAGAACACACTCACCTGAAAGGCTCAATCATGGCGATCACATTCAACGAAGCGATGGATCTCGTAAAGCAAGCGGGAGTTCCGGAAGCTGGCTTGAAGCCGATCCGTGACAAGTGGGATGAAGCTTTCAATCTCATCCTGAAGAACAATGAGCGTGTTGCGCAGATCAATGCTGCGAGGGCGCAGGACCCGAACAACACTGAGTACATTGATTCACTCTGGAAGCTGCACGCAAAGAATGACCCAAAGCTTTCGGAGACCGAAGCAAAGTTCGACGCAATTGCCGAGCAGTACGAGGAACTTCTCAAGGAGCTTCGCGAATTCGGTCGCACAAAGGTTCCGACTCCTCTTTCTGAGGACGACGCGAAGAATGTTCGCAAGGCAGTCAACGAAAGTTCCGAGACAATTCAGACTGCAATTGCTGGTGCCGCTTCGATGATGGCAATGGTCGACGCCATTCTCGCGGCCAATGGAAATTCGGTGCCTGGCGGCCTGATTTCTCTAATGCCCGAAGTTGACAGCCTGAAGAACACTCGCGGCCGAAAGGCAGGAACTTCCACCACAAGTTACGCAACGCGTATTGGTGGATTCGAAATCAACGGCCGCAACATTCACCGAGACGGTAAGGCAAACTTCCGTTACGCGGCAGATTCTCTCAGCACTGAATTTGGTGCCGAGAACTTCCCCGAGAACAAGGTGACCGGCGAAGAAATCGAAGAGGCTTATTTCGCCGCGATCGAAAAGCCTTTCCGAAGTGTAAAGACGGCAGACACCACAAAGACTTTCGAATTCACGAAGGAAGTCAAGATCGCCGAGAACGCCACAGAAACTCGCACGGTAAGCCTGACGGTGAAGGCAAAGGAAGCTGACACCGCTTCCAACACTGAAAGTGTCAACCAGTCTGACACGACGAACGTTCCGGAAAACAAGTCGGCTGAAAGTGAGCCGGTAAAGTCAGCCGAGAACAAGACCCCCGCAAAGAAGACGGCGGCCCCCGCAGCTCAGGCAAAGAAGTAAAACTTCACCACACAGACAATCAACCCTCGGCCAAATTGGTCGGGGGTTTTTTGTTGCTCTGAAACACTCTTAAGTGAGAGGCTTTAGTTTCAACAAACTTTGATGCATGAGCAACGGCAGATGGAATTTCCGCAGCCCG